GTATTTTTGCCATGGGGGACGGCAACCTGTCCCCATGCGCCCCTAACCCGGGTTGAAGCTAAATTGGTTGGACCGCCTAACACAAAATAAAAATAAATAGGTCGATTTTTAGCTAACAAACGAAGCCGCCCACCTTTCATGAATTATGTCTAATCTTGCAAATACCGTAAAGGGCCGCAACCGACCACGTAAGTCTTCTGGGAAAAACAACAGTGTAAGATCTGGATCCAATGGATCAGTTTCTGATGTTCAACCCCTAAGACCCGTCGCCGGCTCTGTTGCCCACAACAACATGATTCCTGGAGACCAAGACCCCGCCTACTCTAGGGGCCACGGAGACAACCGTGCTCGCGCCAAACAAAGTCCTCCGTCCGAACTAGGAGGCAGACAAGACCCCGTCCATTCTAGGGGCCACGGAGACAACCGTGCTCATGACAAACAAAGACCCTCGCCTGCACAAGGGGGCAACAGCCGACAGCGGAAAAGCAACGCACGAGCAGCCAGGCACCATAGGGCACTCGCGGAACAACTTCTGAACGATGAGGAGAAGTTAGCCGGAGAGGAAGATGCCAAGGCTGAACTCGGAGAGGAACCACAGAGTCAGGTTCCGCCGCTAAACGGACCATCTTCACCACATGATGCCGATGACGGAACGCCCAACGGGGGTATTCCAAGTGAGGAGGAGAGTAAAGGTGCTACAGGAGATGCATCTGACAAGGGGGAGGGCTGTGATGGTGGTGTCACGGCTGAGGATTATACCAACTTCATTCGACCATTAATCCGCGTGGTTTTCATGTGTGACATGGCCAACCCGGACCGGGCCGCTCTCAGGTGTTACAACAGAGCTGCTCTTTGGGTCAGTCGGTCCCGATATCAAGGGATTGATTATATTGATTTGACGAAGGAGGTGATACTTGAAGTTTATGCACAGGGAGAGCTCCCGGTGACGCAGGAGATAAGATTGTGGAGATGGGTTTATGCATTTAGGCATACGCCGGTTACCACGATCTTAGAGCGTCCGAAGACCTGTGCGGCTGTGGCAGTCGCAGCATTGGTAACGACCATGGTGGCCATCAAAAGGCATCCTCTGATAGTTGCTGGTGCCATTGGACTAGCCTGGTTGGGTAGAGCAGTCTTGAGACAGCGAACAGCACCTGCCGTGTCGATTAATCCGTTCGAGATGGAGGACAAGTGCTGTATAGACTGTCCGCTCCCCGATGACTTCTCAGGAGTCTTCAAACCAACTCCAACTCCGACGTGCATTGCCAAACCTGTTTATGTAGGCTTTACCATCGCTCCCAAACACGTTTGGGTACCGCGGGGGTGTAGCCACAATGAAGAGAATGCACTAAAAACCAGGCAACTACTGCCGGCCCTGAGCACCCCTAAGGTTCGGGCCGAGCGGTATGGAGCCGCCTTTTGCCTCCTCCAGGATGAGATGAAGATCCCGGAGGTTGAGATGAGTGCCGAAGCGCGAGAGGCATTCATGGCTCATCTCACTACCACCCAACGTAGGATGGTGGAAAAGGCAATTGAGACCTGCAGCCACGTGCCAACCGCACGGACCAAGGCTTTTGTCAAAAGGGAAGTACTGACCGAAAAGAAACTGGTCAAGGAAAACCCACGCCTCATTTCAAGTAAAGAGGTTGAATACTTCGCGGAGGTGGGCCCGGAGTATTACACATGGCAAAAGCAGGTTACACAAGCGCTGTGGGCCACGCCTGAGTTGGCGTTACAGCAAAAGTTTATCTACCCGGGGGCAATGACCGGTGACCAGATTGGAGAGATAGTTACCTATTTTGAAAATCTGGGATGGCATGCCCTTGAGGCGGACTATTCTCGCTATGACGGACACACTGAGCGTGAAGCATTGGAAGCCGAAATGGAATTTTACAGAAACTACCTCTCCGATGAGGAAGTTGAGTTCCTGAAGCTCCAGCTTGACACCAAAGGTCGCACAATGACAGGGCACAAGTTCAAATGCAAAGGGAAGAGGGCCAGCGGGGTGGCAAACACCACGTTTGGCAACACTTTCATTGGTTTCGCCATAGCAGCCCTGATTCTAGCAGAAATGGAAGTTGAGAATTTTTGTGTGATGCAACTTGGTGACGACAACATCATTTTCACCCAACATAAAGTTGATGTGGGCTCTTTCGTTGAAAGGGCCGCAGCCTTTGGGCATAAATTGGAAATGGTGTACCGTGCCCCAGACGAGTATGATTTCTTAGAGTTTTGTTCACAGAGATTCTACGACGTCGGCGACTCCAGAGTTCTGGGACCAAAAATTGGTAGGGTGTTGGCGAAAACCTTCATCAGCACTACCAAGGTTCCAGGGGATGACATGAAAGCATATGTCACTGGAATTGCCAAAGGATTTAAGTATTATAACTGGCTGCCCATTTTAGGGCCACTATGTCAGCAAATCGAAAATCATGGACACGAAGCCTATTCATGCGTGAATAGGAACCCTTACAAAATACATTTGCGTAGGGAAATTGAGGTGGATCCTCAAGCAGTCGCGATGATGTTGAATCGCGTGTACGGAACAGACTTCGAACTGCTTGAGACCATGGTGTTGGAGATGGATGTCATGAACAACCTTGGTTGTTCATTTGAACATGAAGCCTTCTACCAAATCCTTGAAATCGACGGCGTTGTACCTTCGGGTGACGCCAAAGATTTCTTGGGTTAACCATAAAACCCGCTTGGGAAGCCTTTAAACTCACCCGCTGGAGAGACAACCAGTTTAATAAACGTGTAAGGACCATCGTCCGGGATTGTTGAATCCTTAAGATGCTGCGGAGGGTCAGCTGCAAAACCCTTTCCTTGTCGAAGATGACTCACTCCGTGGTCGGGAGAACACAATAGGACCCACGGGGCCGAGCGCGTAATCGGTCCCACAATTCCTCACTGGGTTAGTACCCCGGTGTAGGTCTAAACGCATATTACTAAGAACAGAAATACAAACAAAAATAATAAGCGCAACCCACAGCGCAAAGTGGGCAAACAACAGCAACGTGGTCGACAACCGCAGAATTATGCCAATGATAAGAAAAGCATTAAGAAGATGCTAGGTCAGTTGGTGAAGGCGGGGGGCACGATGTTAGGCGGATCGTTAGGGGGAGCACCTGGAGCAGCTCTCGGATCCGCCGCCGCTGGTATGTTTAATAATATTACAGGAATGGGTGACTACGGTATAGCCGAGAACACCATTATGACGGATAACAAACCAGTGACGATGCACTCAGATAACGGAACCGTAAGGGTCAGACACACTGAGTTCATTTCTGTAGTTAAATCAAGTACAGGGTTTAGCTACAATGAGTACAACCTGAACCCAGGGCTAGCAGGGACCTTCCCATGGTTAGCCAACCTCGCCCAGGGTTTTCAGACGTACGATATAGAGGGATGTGTTGTTATGTATAAACCCCTATCTGCAATGGCAGTAGGTAGTACGAACACAGCACTTGGAGTTGTGGTTATAGCCACTCAATATGATGTTGACGCCCCTTCTTTTCATTCAAGAAGGGAGATGGAAGCTTACATGTACACGACGAGTAGTGTACCATTTGAGCATCAGATCCATCCAGTTGAGTGTGCTCCCAATTCCAAGGTACTAGAGGAACAATACATCAGGTACGGATCAGTCTCCGAGGACAAGCGATGGAACGACCTCGGGAGAGTCACCGTTGCTACGGAAGGGATGCAAAGTGCTGACGATATAATTGGTGAACTATGGATCACCTATGATGTCAGACTCTGCAAGCCCCGCATAGTACCCAGTGGCTACGGGGTAGCCCAGTACGCCCATCTCCAAGCCGGGCCATACGACAATAATGAGATTCTAGGAGCATTACGTCTCCCCATTATTGGATCGCTCGAGCTCACGGTCAGCGCCACTGGCGCAGGCTACGACACCATAAGTTTCCCCCCTGGGTTAGTAGAGGGGTATTTCTTTATTGGTGGTTTATGGAGAGGGTCATCCACAGCATCGTGTACTCTCGCAACCACATTAACCAATTGTACACTCCAATCATATTGGAGCTTAGACACCACGTCCGGTCATTTCAGTGCAGGGACACAGTCAGAGTTCTTCTATGATTCCGTCATCAAGATTGACGGGGCTGGAGCAGTTATACAATTTGGCACGGCAACGTTACCTGCTTCAGGTACGACCATGGATTTGTGGGTAATGCAGATCGGCCACGAGGGGTCGGCTCAATCATTGGTCAGCCTTCAAGAGGAAGAGAAGGAGGACTGGTATGATTTGAGCCGCTCGCAACTGATCAGACGCATGCGATCGGCTTCTTTTTGAAGATCCTGTACAAGCCTCGCCGCTACGGCGGTGTCCAGCTCAAGACTCTAAACTCAGCCAGAAGTAGTTTCTATTTCTGACCTAGCTCGGGTATAAATGAGCTCTAGTGGGCAGATTAAACCCACCCTGGTGAGAAAGACCAGTCAACTAGTTTGACGAAATTCGACCAATGATCACACGGAG